TTACTGCCAGACGGCAGAGAAAGCGTTGCTACAGGGCAAACCCTTATCCGCGCTGGACTGGAAGTTTTTCTTCTTCTCCTGGTGGAAGAACCCGCAGTACGCAATCGACCCGGTAGAGTCTCTGCCGCAGCGCCTGGTCGATTACTTCGCTGAGATGGCGGCTAAGCACGGCGTTGCCGTTAACGATCGTCAAAAAGCCTGGTATCACGCCAAAGAGAAAACCCTCGGCGATGATATGAAGCGCGAGTACCCGACCATTCCGGCCGAGGCGTTCCAGCAGTCGGTCGAGGGCGCGTACTACGCCAAGCAGTTCCGCTGGCTCTATACCAACAAGCGGATCGGGCAAATCCCGGATAACTCACACCTGCCAGTTCATACATTCTGGGATATCGGTGTTAGCGACTCCACGGCTATCTGGTTCGTTCGCGAGGTCGGCGAAGAGTTCCACATCATCGATTACTACGAGAACTCAGGCGAGGGCCTGCGGCATTACATGAAGGTGCTGAAAGACCGGGGCTACACCTACGGTGAGCACTGGGGGCCACACGATATTGATAACAGAGAGTTCGGTAGTGATGCCAAATCACGCCGTGAGCTTGCTCGTGAAGGATACGAAATCGACGGGCAGAAATACTCGCTGCGTTTCCAGGTTGTGCCGAAAGTCTCAGTCGATACTGGCATTGAATCAGTCCGTGAAATTCTCCCTTCATGTGTGTTTGCGGAAGACAGATGCGCTGAGGGTATCTCCCACCTTGAAGGCTACCGCAAGGAGTGGGACGACAAGCGCGGCTGCTGGAAGGATAAGCCACTACACGACAAAACCTCTCACGGCTCTGATGGATTTCGCTATTTCGCAGTCGTGAAGACAAACCGCCGTAAACCAACCGGCAAAGTCACCAACCTACGGATCTAATCCCATGCCTGATATTTCAACCCCAAATCTGGACTATGGGAACATGGTCGAGGCGTGGGATATCAACGATGCCCTGATGGGCGGCACGCTCTATATGCGACAGCTGGGCGAGCAATATCTACCGCGCTGGCCGAAAGAAGACAAAGAGGACTACAAAAAACGCCTCGCCGTGGCCACGCTTCTTCCAGCCTACGAAGAGACCATTAAGCAAAACATCGGGCGTGTATTCGCCGAGCCCATTAAGCTTGCCGAGAATGTGCCTGATGAGCTGCGAGAGTATGCGAAAAACTTCGACCTTGAGGGGACGCGCCTGGACGTATGGGCGCAGGCATTCTTCGGTCTGGCGATGCAGTATGGACTCTCCCACGCGCTGGTGGATTATCCCAGGGTGGACACCGAAAAGGTGAAAACCAAAGCGGAAGAGAAAGCTACTGGCGCGCGCCCATACGTCACCATGCTCAATCCCCGGCAGGTGATCGGATGGAAGTCGAAAATGGTAGACGGCAAAGTGGTGCTGACCGAGCTGCGTATCAAAGAGGTAGTTATCGAGGACGGCGACGACTTCGGGCAGACAAAGGTCGAGCAAATTCGTTATCTGACACCTGGAATGGTGCAAATCTACCGCAAGTCGAAAGGTATCGATGGGGCGGCGAACTGGGAGAAGTTCGACGAATGGACAACATCTCGTAAGGACATAACACTGGTGACGCTCTACACCAAGCGCACCGGGTTTATGTGTGGTTCACCTCCACTGCTCAATATGGCTCTGCTGAACATCAAGCACTGGCAGAGTCAAAGCGAGCAGGACAACATCCTGCATGTCGCCAGGGTGCCGTTGCTCACGGTGTTCGGTTTGGAAGAGGGGCAAGAGCTGATAATTGGCTCGTCTTCAGCTACGTCGTTCACTGATCGGCAAAAGCAGGGTCTGGAGTACGTCGAGCATACAGGCTCCTCCATCGGTGCTGGTAAAGAGTCGCTGGCAGAACTTGTGGAGCAGATGCGCCAGGCTGGTGCGAAGCTGCTTCGTACGGAAAACACCTCTACCAAATCGGTAGACCAGACCTCTGAAGAGAAAATGCAGGAGCAGTCACCGCTCTACACCATGGCTACCAGCCTTGAAGATGCGATCGACAACATTCTGCAAATCATGGCCGAGTACATCGGCGAGAAAGATGGTGGCAACGTTGATGTTCGCACCGAGCTGGATGTTGAGTCGAAAGAATTCAACCCGCCTGCTGCGCTGGCTATTCAGTCCCTGCGCCAGGGCGGTGACCTTCGCCGTATCGATGCGATTAAAGCCCTGCAAAAACTCAACCTGATTGATGCCGATGCGGATCCTGATGTGGTTCTGAGCGAACTGCTGGCTGAATCATCGTCTCTGGATACCAGAACGTTAGACGAGGTATAGCATGGCCCGCTCCGTCAATGACCGCCTGCAGGACGAAACGATAGCGCACGGCCTGTATGTAAACCGCTACGGTACTGGCGTCGCTCGTCGGATGGTGGCGCTGCTCAGCAAGATGGATGCCGACCTGGCTGCCAAACTGCTGGTGCTGCTGGATGGTAAGCGTGCCGATACCTACAGCGCTCGCCGCCTGGCTTCGCTGCTGGCTGGTGTGCGTGAACTGAATCAACAGGCCTATGAGCCGGTGAATGCTGCGCTGGCACGTGAACTGACGCGCTACGTTGAATATGAGGTCGGTTATCAGTTTGACCTTTTCAGCAGCATCATTCCGAAGCAGATCCTCAGGCATGTACCGCTCCAGAGCATCGCGCCTGAGCAGGTTTACGCCTCAGCAGTGGCTCAGCCTTTTCAGGGGAGATTGCTGAAAGAGTGGGGCAAGAAACTCGAATCGGATCGGCTGGAAAAAATTACCAGTGCCGTGCGCACCGGATTTCTTCAGGGTGAAACCGTCGAGCAGATTGTAAAGCGGGTCGCCGGCACGCCGCAGCTTAATCGCGAGGACGGGGTGATTAATGCGTCCCGGCGCGACCTTGCGGTGGTCACTCGCACGGCAGTGAACCACATGGCTGCTACGGCACGTCAGGAGTTCGCGCAGGCCAACAGCGATATTGTGAAGGCCAAACAGTGGTCTTCGACGCTGGACACTCATACCAGTCAGTGGTGCATCATCCGCGACCGCAAGCTTTACTCGCTGGACGGCAAACCGCTGGGGCATGAAATTCCCTACCTACGCGGGCCGGGAAAAATCCATTTTCTATGCAGGTCCTGCGAAATCCTGCTCACGAAGTCGTGGGAAGAGATGCAGATAGCCTCTGGCGAGCTGAGCAGCGCCACGCGCGCATCTATGGGCGGGCAGATACCATCGCATACCAGCTATGCCGAATGGCTTGCGAGGCAGCCTTACACGCGGCAGGAGCAGGTACTGGGCGTTACCCGCGCCATGATGCTGCGTGACGGGAAAATCACGGTACCAGAGATGTTCAACGATGCCGGGGAGTTCCTTACACTGGACGAACTGCGCCGAGTGGATGCGTCGGCTTTTGAATAACTGAATAAGGTAATAAAACAATGACTCAACATATTGGCGTGAAGCTCATCAATGCTTACCCGATGACCCGTCTGGCATATAACGACTTTCGTGGTTGGGAGTTACCAAGTGACGAAAACGGAAGTGATGAAGGTTATCTCGTCGAGTATCTGGATGGCGGAAAGCCAAACACCGATCGCTTCAACGGGTATGTGAGCTGGAGTCCGAAAGATGTGTTCGACAAAGCCTACCGACCAGTGGCGGGGCTTAGCTTCGGACTGGCTGTCGAAGCCCTGAAATCAGGCAAGCGCGTCACCCGCGCAGGCTGGAACGGCAAGGGCCTGTGGCTTGAGCTGGTCCAGCAGTCGCCATCTGTGGACCTGCCGTACATTCGTTTAATTTATCCGGTGCCGGGCAATGGTGCCATGCCATACCCAAATGGCGCTCGCGTGCCTTGGGCACCAAGCCAAACCGACGTCTTGGCTGATGACTGGCAAATTCTCTAAACCAGTTGCTTGGGGGTTGGTCTATGCGAGATGACAATTTTCACCATGTGGGCGATGGCCGCGGTAAGCGCCGAGTGTTCGTTAACGGCAACGAGGTCAAACGCTGCATATGGGCGGATGTTAAGCGAGGAATCGCCTGCATACATCCACACCCGCTGCGGATTCACAAGCGTAAGCGGGATGATATCTATACCCGCAAGCTACGCGGCGTAATAGCCATTGAATTTATCTAACAGGCTGCCTCCGAGCGGCCTTTTTTATGCCTGCCGCTGAGCGGATGCGACGCGGTGCCCGGGTCGGATGACCCATTACGTATGGCCGGAAGGCTGGAGCAAAAACAATGAAACTGAAACTTGATGCTAACGGAAATGTGGTCGTTGAAAACGGCATGCCTGTGTACATCCATGATGACGGCAAAGAAATCCCGTTCGACGCAGCCGCAGCGATGACAAAAATCACCTCCCTGAACGGTGAAGCTAAAACTCACCGTGAAGCGAAGGAGGCGGCGGAAGCCAGTCTCGCGAAATTCTCTGGCATCACCGACCCGGCCAAGGCGCTCGAAGCCCTGGAGATGATGACCAAAATCGACCAGAAAAAATTGATCGATGCTGGTGCCGTTGACCAGGTAAAGGCGGAGATCACCAAAGTTTTCCAACAGCAACTCGAAGAGGCGAACAGCAAGACCCAGCAACTGGAAACTCAACTCTACGACGAGATGATCGGCGGCCGCTTCGGTGGCTCCAAATTCATTTCAGAGAAGATGGCGATCCCGGCTGAGTTCGTGCGTTCGTACTTCGGGCAGAACTTCAAAATCGAAGACGGCAAGGTCGTGGCCTTCGACGGTCAGGGCAATAAGGTGTTCTCTCGCACCAAGCCTGGCGAGCTGGCTAGCTTCGACGAAGCGCTGGAGTCACTGGTCGAGTCGCATCCGCAGAAAGATTACATCCTCAAAGCGTCCGGTAACAGCGGCGGCGGTTCTCACCAGTCGCAGCACCAGGCCGGGCAAAAAACCATGAAACGCGATGCGTTTGATGCATTACCTCCAGCAGAGCAACAGGCTGTGATTGGCGGCGGCACAAGCATCGTTGATTAATCGAAAGGAATAAATACATGTCTAATACTTTGACTGGCCTGATCCCGACCATTTATACGGCGCTTAACCGCGTTTCACGTGAGCAGGTAGGTTTTATCCCGGCGGTGGCCCGTAACGCTAAAGCCGATGCCGCGGCCAAAGACCAAACCGTGACCGCACCGGTAGCACCAAAAACCACCACCGTTGATATCACTCCGGCGGCAACCGCGCCAAACGACGGTGATCAGAACATTGGTACCGTGGACGTGAAAATCACCAAATCCAAAATGGCCCCGGTCAAATGGAATGGTGAAGAGCAGCTTGCCATCGGACCATCAGGCACTTATGACGTTGTCCTGGCTGACCAGTTTTCTCAGGCGTTCCGCGCACTGAGCAACGAAATGGATGCTGACCTGGCATCGCTGGCTTATAAATCTTCCCGCGCTGTTGGTGCTCCAAAAGATACACCGTTCAGTGTCAAAGACGACCTGTCTGATGCGGCGAACGCTCGTCAGGTGCTGACTGATAACGGCGCACCAACCACTGACCTGCGCATGGTACTGGGCGGCGAAGCGATGGCGTCAATCCGTGGTAAACAGTCCGTACTGTTCAAAGCGAACGAAGCCGGTACCGATCAGCTGCTGCGTGAAGGCATCATTGGTCGTGTGATGGGCTTTAACCTGCACGAATCCGCCAACATCAAGCGCACCGCGAAAAGCACGGCGGCGGGCTATAAGGTCAATGGCGAGAAGAAAGAGGGCGACATCATTATTGCTATCTCTGCTGGTACTGGCGGTATTGCTGCCGGGACCGCAGTGAAGTTCGATGGCGATGACAACCAGTACATGGTCGTAGCGGCAACCTCTTCGACTATCACCATCGGCGCACCTGGCCTGCGTCAGGATCTGGCAGATCAGGCGACTGTCACTGTGCTGAGCGAGTTCGTGCCAAACGTTGCCTTTGACCGTAACGCATTCCTGCTGGCTTGCCGTACCCCGGCCATGCCAAAAGGCGGCGATACCGCTGATGACGTGATGAACGTAACCGATCCGGTCTCTGGTATTACCTTCCAGATCGCGCTGTACCGCCAGTACCGTCAGGTGCGTTACGAGGTTGGTGTGGCGTGGGGTGTGGCCTCCGTTCAGCCTGAACATTCCACCATCATCATGGGTTAACCCAGGGGGCTTCGGCCCCTTTGTTATTCAGGAGGCCCGATGGCCGGATTAACAAAAGAGCAGCGCGCGCAGCGTGAAGCGGAAAAGCTTGCAGCTCAGCAGACCGCTGATAATAACCCTGCCCAGCAGGAACAGCAGCAGGAACAGCAGCAGGAACAGCAGCAGGAACAGCAGCAGGAACAGCCAGGTATTGAGCTGGTGGTCATGGTGCGTGATATCCCAGAGTTCCCCGGCGGTCCGCTGCGCGCTGATGTTCACCCTGCTGAAGTGGATAACTGGCTGGCGCTGGACTGGCGTCTGGAGGAATAACCATGCTGGTTGCCGATCCCCATTCGCCGGACTTTAACAGCTACGCCAGCGTGTCCGACTTGCGGGTCTTTGCCGCCGCGCGCGGATACACCATACCTGCCGAAGATGGCGAATGCAGCCAGATGCTGATGCAGGCGATGGACTTTCTGGAAGGAAGGACCTGGCGTGGTCAGCGCTCCAGCGCATCTCAGCCTCTATCCTGGCCGCGCTCCGGCGTACGCTTCGATGGTGTGGACCTGCCGGATGATGCTATTCCACAGCGCCTGATTGATGCCCAATGCCGCCTGGCTATCGAGTCGCAGGAGATTGACCTCACGCCGTCGGTCTCCGGTGGCGGCGCGGTCATAGCTGAGAGCGTACAGGGGGCCGTCTCTGTGCAGTACGAGCCGGGAACGAATAAAGCTTCTCCGTCTTTCCCATGGTTCTATACCGCACTGCGCGGGCTGGTGGTGGGCGGCAATCAGATCCGTATAGAAAGGGGGTGATATGCCAATCGACTATCGACGCATGCGAGCCACGGCGACCCGGTTGCTGACCGAGAATGGCAAAACCTACCAGCTCACCCGCGGCGGCAGCACCGTCCGTGACCAGTTCGGGAAAGAGGTCACTACCCCGACAACCATTGCGACCGTCACTGGCGTTATCACCGAATACTCCTCTCGTGAAATCGACGGCTCTCTGATTGCTACAGGCGATAAGAAGCTGGCGGCCACGTATGAAACTGAGGTGCGCATCGGTGACATCATTGATATCAACGGCCAAAAGTGGCGCGTGGTACAGCCGAATCCGGTTAAGCCTGCCGATGTGCTGATCTCCTACAACATCCAGCTGAGGGCGTAACTATGGCCGGTTCTGTTAATCAGCCGTTCCTGGCTGCTATTCAGCTGTTCGTTGATGGCTCAAAGCAGGAGATGGACGAGGTGGTGCGCCGAACGGGTATCAAAATCCTCGGGCGCTTGGTCGAAATGTCTCCAATTGGCAACCCTAATGTCTGGCAGGTAAACCAGACGGCATCAACCTATAACGATGCCGTACGAGACCACAATGCTGCGCTGCGTGATGACCCGGCCAACCTGACCAAGTCAGGGCGCCTTAAGCGCGGGCTGCGAGTGAACGACTCGATGGACATCAAAAAGCCCGACGGCTATGTCGGCGGGCGCTTCAAGAACAACTGGTATGTGGGGTTCGATAGCCAACCAACGGAGAGCAACGAAACTCCGGACGCTTCCGGCCAGGGGTCCAACTCTCGCGGCCTGGCGGTGCTCGAGGTGTTCCGGGTAGGCCAGGTCAGCTCGATTTTCTTCACCAATAATCTGCCATATGCGGCAGCACTGGAGAACGGGCATTCCGGCCAGGCACCCGGCGGCATGGTGGGCATCACTGCGCTGGATGCCGCGCAGTTGTTCCGTGAGGCAATGAGCGAGGTGCGCAATGGCCAGTGACCAGTCAATGCGAATTGCTGAACTACTGGAGAGCCGCATTGCGGTTATCTGCTTATCGCTTGGGCTGCCAGTAGCCTGGCCGAACATACCGTTTACTCCCCCGGATAGCTCACCATACGGGCGTGTTTATGTTCTGCCGGCACAGACGGTGGGGCAAGACCTGGAAGGTCAATTGCGAACCTATCAGGGCATCCTGCAGCTCAACATCATTGCGCCAGCAGGCAGCGGCGTGACGCAGGCCAGAGGGCTGGCAAAGTCTGTCGCAGATGCTTTTCCCGAAGGGATTCCGCTGGTGGATGGTGACCTGACTGTTTATATCAATGGGCCGCCGCAGGTGAGACAACCCATCCAGGACCGGCCAACCTCGGCGCCAAACGGGGCCAGTGGCTCCATAACCTACACCATTCCCGTCAGCATGCAGTACCGCGCTGACTACTGACCCGCCAGATGGCGGGTTTTTTATTACCTAAATTCAGGAGAGTGCTATGGCATTCGCAATCCCTAACGGCTCGCGTGTGAACGTGGCCAAGGCCTATCAAGCCCCGATCACCTTTACCGCAGCCTCTAACGCGACGGAATGCGAACTGACCGTTGCATCCGCTGCTGGCATCCTGGCTGGCGATGTTGTCCAGGTGAGTTCAGGCTGGTTAAAGCTCGATAACATGGTGCTGCGCGTCAAATCGGTGACCAGTAATAAAATCGTGCTGGAAGCATTCGATACTACCGACACCACCAAATTCCCGGCAGGCACTGGCGCGGGCACGCTGCGCAAAATCGACTCATGGATCACCATGCCTCAGGTGATGACACTATCAACTGAAGGTGGTGACCAGCAGACCATCAGCGTGCAGTTCCTAGAAGATGACAAAGCGCGAACCATCCCAACGTTTAAAAACGCGGTGGTTCAGGTTTACACCTTTGCACATGACCCTCAACTGGCGATCTACAAACGCCTCATTGACCTGGATGACTCCAGCGACACCACCGCGGTCTGGTTCCACAACCCACGCGGCAAAGCCGATCGTTTCTACTCAGCCAAAGTATCGTTCCAGCGCGTGCCGCGCACGGAAATCAACGCCGTGGAGAGTAACGAGGCGCGCATGAACTTCGAATCGGACATGCAGATTTACCCGATCGCCGATTCATCCGTGACGCCGTTGGCGTTCCTGACCGACCTGCCGGCCACCAAGTCCGTTGCCACAGGCGCAGCGCTGGATCTGGCAGTGGTAATGAAGGGCGGCTCAGCACCTTACACCTACGTTTGGAAGAAAGGCAGCACCGCTATTCCGGGCAAAACCGCCTCGACGTTCAACATTCCATCTGTGGTATCCGGTGATGCTGGTTCTTACACCTGCGAAGTCACTGACGCGGCGGGTAAAACCATCACCTCGGCTGCGTGTACTGTCACGATCAGCTAACTAATCAGGCCCGGTACGCCGGGCTTTTTTATGCGCATCGCACGCGCAAAACCACTCAGAACCTTTCAGGATGACCCTTGAGGAACCGGCCGGCGTCGGAGCCTTCTGAGGGCTGGATCTCCTGTGCGACAAGGTTCATCACTAAAAGGTAACTCCGATGAATGATATTTCTATCGAATATCTGAAAGAAGCACTGGAATACACACCAGAGTCTGGTGTTATCCGTTGGAAGCTGCGCCCCAAAACTCATTTTAAAACCGATAATTCTTGGCGGGCGACCAATGCCAATTTCGCCGGAAAGGTAGCAGGCGCGCTTGCTAATGATGGATATTTGAGGATCGGGATAGGTGGACGGTTATATAGATCTCATCGTGTAGCCTGGGCCTTACATTATGGCTATTGGCCTGAGCATGAGATTGATCACATTTCAGGCGACAGGGGTGATAACCGCATACACAATTTGCGATCAGTAACTTCGGCAGTCAATAACAAGAATTTGCGCCTTTACTCCACAAATAAAACCGGTGTCCCCGGAGTAGGTTGGTATAAAGCACGGGGAAAGTGGAGAGCAAAGATAAACGACTCTGGAAAGGTGAAGCATATTGGTTACTTCGATGATTTCAGTGAAGCGGTGAAAGCAAGAAGGGCTGCCGAGATGCAGTTGCAATATCACGTAAATCACGGAACCAACGATAGGCTAACTTTCTAAAAGGAAATAAATCATGGGTCAGAAAATCACTATTTTGTCCGGTGCGGCGACGGATGTTCTGTATGCGCTGTTTTTCCGTGGCGCGCTTCAGTCTGGTGACCTGCCAGCTAAATCTGGTGCTGCTGAGCTTCGGGAGCTGGGATTCGCTGAAACACGCCATACCGCGACGGAGTATCAAAAGGAAAATTATTTCACCTTCCTGACTGCTGAAGGGCAGGAGTTTGCTATTAAGCACCTGGTCAATACGCGCTTTGGTGAGACGGTGAAGCAGGAATACTACTCCCCGCTCGGGGTTGAGCTTGAATGCGATCAAAAGGCGCTCGATGAAATTTGTGAAGAGATTCGCAGCAGCAAAGCATTTGAAAAGTTGATAAACGGAACACCGATTCACTGTCAGGTGCATATTACCGATACGATGATTGGTGATGCCGCAGTGTCTGCCAACTATAGCGTAAAGATGAACGTGAACCACGGCGGCAAACTGCACGTTGCTGGCATGGCCGTCTGCATTGAAGGTGACCAGCGCAAGGTCGTGTTTGAGGCTGACCGCTTTAAGGTGAATGAAGCCGCTCAATCAGCCAGCAATAATGAAGAGACGGCCTTCAATGGTGGTCTGGCTTTTGGTGGTTTCCCTGGGGCAATTAGTCATGATGGAGCTAATCCCGCTGATGGCAATAATGCCACCGCCGAACCAATCAGTTCAATTGCTTCAGCGACAGGCACAGCCACCAAGATGCGACTAACCGACGAGATGCAAGAACTGGTTCTCAAGGCTGTACATGAAAGTGATCTGTTCACATCCCTTCAGGCAAAGATTGATGCGCAAACAGCTTCAGTAGCTGGCCTGCAACTGGCGGTGCGCGATGTGGTAAACGATGTTCTCCGCAATGCGCTGAAGCCAGGCGGTCTGCTGTACAAACGATAACTCTCACCATCACACACTGGAATATTCAACCCGCTACGGCGGGTTTTTCTTTTCTAAGGAACCGAAATGACCAAATTTTCTCTGATCCCCAACCCAACTTTTTCTGTGACCGCGAGCATTCCGCGCGCTGGCGCCGAAGACGGCAAGCTGACGTTCACTTTCCGCCATAAAACGCTGGAAGAGCTGCGCTCTATGGACGAAAAGCTGCAAAAGTCCGCTGAAGGTAAAAAGGCTGCTATCGAGCCGCAGGCCGACTACCTCATGGAAATTGTCGAGGGGTGGGCGCTGCCGGACGAGTTTAACCGCGAGAACGTTATTGTCCTTCTGCGGAACTATCCACGCGCGTTCGACAGCATCGGTCTGGCATACACCAAAGAGCTGATGGGTATCCGCGAAAAAAACTGAGGCAGGTCGCCGCAGCATTGTATACGCCGGGACCGACGCTCGCGGAGCTGAGCGCTTTTGGTTTGACGCCTGAGGACGTGGAGGAGGAGATGGGGATCCTGCCCTCGGTGTGGAGGCCCTTCACCATCTTCTCTTCCCTGGCGACCCAGTGGCGAGTCGGCGCGAGCGGGGCGACCGGCCTTGATTACAACGTTCTCCCCTGGATGTTCGAGTTACACGGGGTTGAGGATGCGGCGGCCTGCATGGCTGACCTTCAAATTATGGAAAGCGAAGCTCTCAAGGTAATGCATAAGGAGACGAAATAATGACAGACCAGATCGCCTCGATTACTTTGCGGGCCGATGTTTCTGACCTGAAAACAGCCAGCAACGAACTGGATAAACTCGGCCAGGCGGCGGCCGGTGCCGTAGATAAAGCAGATGATCTGAATAGCGTGTTTCGCGCTGGCGCAGAATCTGCGAAGCAAGGCAGCGAAGGACTCAAGGAGCAGCAGAACGCGCTCAAAGGGCTGCTGGAGAATATCGACCCGGTTACCAAGGCCTTAAACCGCCTGGATGAGCAGCAAGAATCGCTGCGGAAATTCCAGGCCAAAGGTTTCCTGGATACCGATACCTTCCAGGCTTACAACAAAATCCTGGATGACACCCGCCTTAAGCTGACCGACACCGGAGAAGCCGCGGCGCGTGCTCAGGCCGAATTAGCCGCTACTCAGGCGGCAGAGAAGCAGTCCACAGCGTTAAAGAACCTTCTTGGATCCATCGACCCGACAATCCGTGCGTTCAACTCACTGGATGAACAGCACGCACAGCTGGTAGCCCATTTCGAAGCAGGGCGCATTAACGGCGCGCAGTTCGAGCACTTCAACACAATCCTTAACCAGACGCGTGAGCGCCTCTCTGGTGTCGCTGACGTACTGCCAGAGGCGCTATCCCGGCAGGAAGCTGCTGCCCGGCGTGCTGGAATTTCCGTTGGCCAGTACAGCGCCGCGCTGCGCACTCTGCCGGCGCAGTTCACCGATATCGCGACACAGTTGGCTGGAGGCCAATCCCCTTTCCTGATCTTGCTCCAGCAAGGCGGGCAAATTAAGGATTCTTTTGGTGGATTAGGCCCAATGCTCCAGGCTTTGCGGGACGCATTGTTTGGGTTTAACGAAGAGAGCAGAGAAACATCCGAGTCGGCAGCAGGCATAAGTGACGCTGCTGAAGGACTTAACAACACCAGTGAGGCAGCGGAGAAGCTGGGGCGGGCGGGTGGCCTGTTAAATACCTTTAACCTTGCGATTGCTGGCTCGGTGGGTTTGCTGGCTCTTCTGGCTGGGGCTGCCTACAGTTCATCCCAGCAGTTCGACAATGTTGCCAGATCGCTCATTTTGATGGGCGGGGCTGGCTTTTCCTCCATGCAGCAACTGAACGACGCGGCAAAGGATGTTGCTGATAACGCTGGTGCTTCTTTGGCTGAGTCTGTTGATACCCTGGTCCAACTAAACGACACCGGGAAGTATACCGCCGACCAGATGACCAAAATTGCCAAATCCATTCTGGCTATGGGTGATGCAGGGCTGGATACGAAGGCTGCGCTGGCGGATTTTTCACGACTGGCAAACGATCCTATTAAAGCCCTGGCGAGCTTGAACCAGCAATATGGCTTTGTTGATGAAGCCATGATGAAGCACCTCATTACCCTGGAGAAAACGAAGGGGAAAACAGCAGCGGCAAACGAAGCTATAACGCTTTTTGCCGACACCATGGAGGATCGCAGTAATAAAATTGTAGAGGCCACCGATAATATCGGGCAGGCGTGGAACGGGATTAAAGCTTTCTCCTCCGACATTTTCGGTCAAATCGGGGTTACCGTGCGCGCATGGGGAAACCAGATCATCGATATCTTCGAACTTGTTAAAGCTTCGATTAAAGACCTCTTCCTCAACATTACTTCACTGGACGCCAAATTCACCGGCACTATTGCTGGCTGGGCTGAAAAAATCCCTGGTGGCGGGGCGCTGGCTAATTTTCTTGACATGGATGTAGAGGCCATGAAGAAGGCCGGGGATGAAGCGGACAAAGAGATTGAGGCGAACAAAAAACGCTATAACGAGCTTTGGAAGCGCGTCACTGCGCCTAACGCACAGGCAGATTATGAAGCCGAAGCGCGAGGGTCTAACGTAAAAGGTGATGGCGGAACAAGTCGAGAATCAAGAGACGCAGTCTCGAAGCTTGCACAAGACTCAGCCAAAAAGACCAAAGAGGCAAAAGCCACGCTGGATGCTGGCGATCGCACTCTTGAGAACTACCGCGCCCAGGCCAGAACGTTAACTGAAACGCTCGAGACCCTCCGACAAACAGGAGAAACCCACGCTAAAAACACCGAGTTCAGTAAACAGCAATCTCGATTTGCTGAATTGGATGAGGCAGCCAAAACCCGCGCGCTGACTGCTCAGGAAAAATCTTTACTGTCGAGCCGTGAGGCGATTCTGAACGCCGCCAAGGTGGTTGATCAGAAGAACAAGGAAGTAGAGGCGCAGCAGAAAATCAATGGCCTGGCGCAGCAGGCGAATAAATACGTCACGCAGATGTCGGAAAAGACAGAAGCGTTGCGTGGCAGCGCAGGCCTAAGCAGCCGTCAGAGCCAGCGCATGATGGAAGAGGCACAACTTCGTCAAGGATGGCTGAATGGTGGCGGCAAGCTTGAAGATGCAGGCTATGCGAAAGAGCTGGCAGCGCTGAGAAATTATTATGCTGAAGAAGACAAGCTGCGCGGCGACTGGAAAGCGGGGGCTGTTGCTGGATGGAATGAATATCTGGATGCCGCTACCAACACCTATGATGCCGTTAAGAACGTTGCCAGTTCCACACTGACCGGCTTGAGCAACATGCTGACTGAGCTTATGACAACTGGCACCGCGTCAGTTAAAGAGTTCGGTAAATCTATGCTCAAGATGATCCTCGAGATAACCAACCAACTTATAGTGGCCTATACAGTACAGGCCGCGATGGGCTGGATAAGCGGTGGCAGCAAAGGCGGGAGCACGCCAGGGGGATCTTACGCGAACGCTGCCGCTGGCCTAACTTTTAACGCTAAAGGCGGTGTTTATGATTCGCCCGGGCTCAGTAAGTACGTTAATGGGGTATACGACTCTCCCCAGTATTTTACTTTCCAGGGCGCATCGAAGTTTGCGAAGGGCGGTGTATTCGCAGAGGCCGGCGCTGAAGCAATCATGCCACTTACTCGGGATTCTGCCGGGCGGTTGGGCGTACGCGCCCAGGGCAGTGGCGGTATGGCTCCGGTTATTAATACCACCGTTAACGTTGATGCTGGTGGTTCTGCAACTGTTCAGTCTTCCAGCTCAGGTGATGCTATGGGCCGTGCCCTTGCTGATGAAATGCAGAACGCTGCGTTGCAGGTTATCCAGAAGCACCTTAAGCCTGGAGGCATGATCTACAACTTCAGTAAAGGCAGGTAGTGTTTACGTCGTCCCCTGGTTAATATGATGAAAACCATAAAAATCAGGGGATGATTGTGTTAAAAAAAATCTTTAAGAAGATACTCAAAACCATTGGTTTGCTCATTTTACTTTTAGTTGTTGTCCTTGTGGCAGCGAGACTTAGTCTGAAAACTGATGACGAATTGAAAGCTGAGGAAGCCAAAGCGTTATCTGATAAGAAGCTGGATGAGTTGAGAAGCGCGTGTGAAGCTTACGTAAGGATGTCAGTCATTAACAAAAGCACCCTGGACATGTCGGTGTTTGGCTCGAACAGATGGCTCGGCAATGACGGTAAGTTTTACGCTACGCAGGAGTTTAGCGCTAAAAACAAATTTGGTCTTAAGCAGAAATTCAGAGCTGAATGCATTGAAGACAAGGATGGGAAAACTGATTACCGGCTTGTTGAAATGAATGGAAGTTAAACCGTTCTGAGTTTATTACAAAGTATCGCCCATACTTTGAACCGATACAGAGCCTCGCATGCGCGGGGCTTTTTTATGGAGTAAATATGGCAGTTGAAACATACAGCTGGCGCTCGCAGCTCGGTGCTGGGGCGATTGAATATAGTCAAACGGTGCGCGCTGCGCAGTTCGGTGATGGCTATGAGCAGGTTGCTGATAATGGCATTAACTCTACTGCTATTCAGGTGCCAATGAAGCATACCGGCACCGAGACGGAGGTGAACAGTATTCGTGATTTCCTCCTGGCTCATACCGTTAAAGCTTTTATCATCACGCCGCCCGGCGAAGAGAAGGGGCTTTACCGCGTCGTAGCCGATTCGGTTCGTAAAACGCAGATCAGCAGCAAAGTTGCTGAGTTGACGTTCACCATCAAACGAGCTTATGGAGCGTACGCATAATGGCATTAGTCGATCAGGCGGCGATGCTGGCGCCGGGTGGCAGGGTCCGCCTGGTTGAAGTTGACGCCTCAGAGTTCAGTGGCGGTATTCACCGTTTCCACTACGCGCCTTTCCCCCATACGCCGGAAGAAATTGATGCTGCCAATGGAGATGAACAAAAGCTCGGACCCAAGCCAATCGTCTTCGGTGGCAATACCTACGATTTTTGGCCATTTCAGGTTTCAGGCCTGGAGCTATCAACAGACCAGGCGGCGGAGCCCACCCTCAGCGTCTCAAACCATGATGGCCATATCACTGCGCTGTGCCTGCAATTTAAGGACATGGTTAACGCCAAAGTGAGCATTATCGATACCTATGCGGTCTATCTCGATGCTGTGAATTACCCTGGTGGCGTAAACCCTACAGCTGATTCGTCAATGTTCACGCTTCAAACCTTCTGGCTTGACACGAAAACCTCCGAAGACGACGAAGTGGTTTCATGGTCACTCAGTAGCCCCGCAGACTTGCAGGGGCTTGTTATCCCAACCAGACAAATCACCTCTCTCTGCGAGTGGGCGCTGCGCGGCCAGTATCGTAGCGGCGATGGATGCACCTATAACGGCACTGCATATTTCGACGCGAAAGGGAATCCGGTATCAGATCCTGCCCTTGATGTGTGCGGCGGCTGCCTGAGCGACTGCCGTAAGCGGTTTGGTGCCGGGCTGGCAGAGCCTAATACCGCGACCCTTGATTTTGGGGGCTATCCAGCCACCGTGCTTTTTTCCAGATAACCGGACGTACCAATGAATAAAACTATAATGGCAGCTATCCGGGCGCATGCACTGGATGAATCCCCGCGTGAGTGCTGTGGCTTCGTTATTCAGTCTGGCCGTCGCCAGCGCTACATTCCCGTGCCGAATACGCACGAAAATCCGACAGAGCATTTCCGCATCGACGGCGAGCACTGGGCTAACGCCGAAGATATCGGGACGATTATTCGCGTCATCCACTCCCACCCTGGCGACGGTGCCCGGCCTATTCCGTCCGATCTGGACCGACAACAGTGCAATAACTCCGGCGTGGTCTGGGGTATTTACGCTCCGGACAGCGATGAATACGCCGAGATAATGCCGGAGGCGGTGCCGCTTATTGGGCGTCCGTTTATCCTGGGCTCGAATGACTGCTGGGGGCTGATTATGGACTGGCACGCCATTCAGGGCGTCACGCTGAACGATTTTCGCGTTGATTACCCGTGGTGGGAAAGCCAGTACCCGGACAATCTCTATTTCGAAAACTGGGAGCGGGAAGGGTTTGTCGAATGCGTTCCGGCACCAGGCTGTATGGTCATCATGCAGGTTGATTCCGATAAGTGGAACCATGCGGGCATCATCACTGAAGAAGGTGAACTACTCCACCATCTTTACGGCCAGCCTTCATGCATTACCCCATATTCCAGAGGCTATTTCAAAGACCGCACGATGATCTGCGTTCGTCACAAAAACTTGCCGCAGGAGATAAAGCCATGGCGCGTTTAACCACGATTCGATTGTATGGCGCACTGGGCGCCCGGTTTGGGCGCGTTCACCGGCTGGCAGTGCAGACATCTGCCGAAGCTGTCAAAGCTCTGTGTATCAACTTCGACGGACTGGAAAGCTTTCTGATGAATGCCAAAAAAAACGGCATGACCTTCGCGGTGTTTCGTGGCAAACGCAACATCGGAGAACAGGATTTCAAGGAGCTGGGTGGTGACAGCGATATTCGTATTGCTCCTGTAATGGAGGGGGCAAAAAAAGCAGGATTATTCCAGACGATCCTTGGCGCTGTGATGGTTGTTGCTGGCGTAATTATTGGAGTAACGACCAACTGGACAGGCGTTGGCCTAACCTTTGGGGCCGGACTTATCATGTCGGGCGCGTCAATGATGGCCGGCGGTATTTACCAGATGCTTTCGCCCCAGCCAAAAGGGTTACAGGGGCGAGACGATCCTGACAATAAACCCTCTTATGCCTTCGGTGGTTCAGTGAATACCCTTGCGATGGGAAACCCGGTCGCGCTTCTCTATGGCGTCCGTGAGATTGGCGGCGCCATCATCAGCGCTGGCATAGTCGCAGAAGACATCTGATAACTCCTTTCTGAATATCAAGCACCCAGTCGGGTGCTTTTTTTATGGATGTAATATGGAAGCGATCACTGGTGCAAAGGGTGGCAGCCAGAAGCAGCACACACCTGTAGAACAGCCTGATTCGGCGCAATCAATGGCGCGCTGCCGCATGCTGCTGGCGCTCGGGGAAGGTGAGTTTGCTGGTGGTCTGGATGCGACCAGCATTTTCCTGGACGGTACGCCGCTGGGAAACGCCGACGGAACGATGAACTTTGAAAACGTTTCCTGGGAATTTCGGCCGGGAACACAGACCCAGACGCCGATTCCGGGTTTTCCCGCAGTGGAGAACGAAACTACGGTTGGCGTATCTCTGACAAAAGCCACGCCCTGGACGCGCGCGCTGAGTAACACCCAGATTGACGCTGTGCTCGTTCGCATTGGTATTCCTGGTTTGCAGCAGCAGGAAAACGACGGGGATATTGTCGGCACTACCGTAAAGTACCATATCGATCTTGCTGTAGATGGTGGTGCGTTCTCTACGGTCATGACAAGAACCGTGACAGAGAAACTCAGTTCTCTCTATGAACTGACCCATCGCATTAATCTTCCGAAAGCCAGTACAGGCTGGCAGATTCGCGTGGTACGCGACACCGACGACAGCACCAGCCAGATGTTGCAGAATAAAACGCAGGTACAGGCAATCACTGAGGTGATTGATGCGCGCCTGCGTTATCCCCATACGGCGCTGCTGTATGTGTCGTTCAACGCCAAATCGTTCAACAATATCCCGAAGGTTTCCTGTAAACCTAAGGGGCGCATTATCCGCATCCCTTCGAATTACGATCCGATAGCCCGAACCTATAGCGGCACATGGGACGGGACGTTTAAGTGGGGCTGGACGAATAACCCAGCATGGATCTGGTTCGATGTGCTCACTGAGCCGCGTTTCGGACTTGGCCGACGCGTCACGGCGCAGATGCTGGATAAGTGGGAGCTTTACCGTATTGCCCAGCGTTGCGATCAGAAAGTACCTGACGGGAAGGGTGGCGACGGTACCGAGCCGCGCTTCATGTTTGATGTCTACATCCAGTCGCAGGCTGATGCGTGGCAGGTAATCAAAGACATCGCCGCAGGGTTCAATGGCATGACGTTCTGGGGCAACAATATGTTCAATGTTGTCTCGGACATGCCGGCGGATACGTCGAAGCTGCAAATCCTTACCCGCGCTTCGGTGGTGGGCAAACCGGTTTACTCGAGCGGCAGTGAAAAGACCCGCTTCTCCAGCGCGCTGATTAACTTCAGCGATCCGGATAACCACTACCAGGACCGCACCACGGCAGTGATGTTTCCGGAACTGGTGAAGCAGTTCAAGTTTAAGCAGACACAAATCACTGCGATCGGTTGTACGCGTGAGAGTGAGGCGCAGCGGCGTGGCGGGTGGGCGGTGTATTCCAACTCTCTTGACCGCATTATCACGCTTCAGACTGGACTTGATGGCTTTGTATTCGTGCCGGGCACCGTATTTGCGTTTGCAGATGAACGCCTGTCAGGGCGCGTTTACGGCGGGCGTATCACTGGGTATAACGCAGGTCTTAAGGCCGTGACCACTGACCGGGGCACCAGTGCGGCGGCTGGCGATACGCTGATGATTCGCACCCAGGGCGGTACCGTTGAAAGCCGGGTGATACAGGCCGTAAATGGCACGCAGCTGATCGTGTCCACGCCGTTCACGGCGGCGCCATTACCTAATGCCGTGTTCGTAATTGATGCTGGGCAGCTGCGCCTACAGTATTTCCGGGTAACGAACCTAAAATTTGATGATGAGGAAAACACCTTCACCATCACTGGAGCGGAGTATAACGCGTCGAAATATGACGCCGTTGATAACAATGCACGTCTTGATACACCGCCGACAAGCCTGATTCCAACCGGGCTCGTGAACCAGCCGACCAACATTGTGGTATCGAGCTATGATGCTGTTCGCCAGGGGCAGCGCGTGGCCACGCTAACCGCCTCATGGAATGCGCCAGTTGATAAAGACGGCAAACTGCAGTCGGACGTCATAGCCTACCGGGCACAGTGGAAGCGTGGAAATAACGAGTGGGTAAACGTACCTGAAACCGGGTTGCGAAATATCGAAGTGCCTGGCATCTTCGAGGGTGATTATCTGGTCCGTGTACGCGCGATCAACTCCGGCGGTGCATCGAGTCTCTGGGCAACTTCCGCGCTTACACACCTGAAGGGACGCGCGGGTGAGGTACCCAAACCTGTCGGGCTTAAGGCCTCCGAAGACGTCGTATTCGGAATCAACGTCACCTGGGGATTCCCTGCTGATTCCGGTGATACGCTTAATACAGAACTGCAATACAGCCTGACCTCTGACGGTGCGAGTCCGATGCTTCTGGCTGATGTTCCGTATCCTCAGAAACTCTATCAGCAGATGGGGCTGAAGGCAGGTCAGGAATTCTGGTATCGCGCCCGGCTGGTTGACCGCATCGGGAATCAGAGCGACTGGACAGACTGGGTGCGCGGGCAGGCCAGCATCGATGTTTCCGATATCACCAATGCAATCCTGGAGGACATCAAAAGTTCTGAAGTCTTCAAGGACCTAATTGAGGATGCAGTAGCCAGCAGCGAGAAACTGGCCGAACTTTCTGAAGCGATTAAGGAGAACGCCGATGGTCTGGCTGCAGCAGTAGGTTCGAATAAGCAGACAGCAGAAGCAATCATTGGCAATGCCCTGGCTATTGCTGATGTTGTTGTGCGCCAGACTGCGCAGCAGGGGGCTAACTCTGCGAAATTCGAACAGCTCCGGGAGGTGATCGCTACTGAGACGGAAGCGCGCGTCACGGATGTTACTCGTCTAGAGGCGAAAACTGCCCAGAATGAAGCGGGTATTACTGATGTTCGCCAGG